ATAAACGAGATTATTAGCATACTATATAGACCAATAAAACAAGAACACAAAGACTTCTATCAAATAGAAGAATATACAGGCGAGGTGTTTCCAGATTATTGGGACGATTTAAAAATGAACGTTGTGCTAGGAGCAACCAATTTTTTTTTATCTATAGGCGAAACGTTAACGAACGATTTGCTCAGCTCTTTACCTCAGGAAAAGGAGAAGAAGACATAATTGCGCAGAAGTGGGGTTGGTATGTAATTATTCATACGCTTGCCGGTGGCGATCCGTTAAAGATAACAGCAGCAACCGAAATTGAGATAGAATCGGCTTTTACATATTTAGCTTATGAACAAGATAAGAGTCGTCAAGGTAAGTCACCTGACGCAAGCCAATATAGATGAAAACGTACACACAGATAAATAACCTGCTACAAACGATTGCAGATGAGCATTTAATGATACAACACTACGCAAGTGGTGGTATGGACGAGGTTGATATAAACAAATTAGCACAAACGCAATATCCTTTTCTATACGCTGAATTGTTAGGTGCAGATATAGACAACGGCGTAATGAGTTACGATATTGAGTTGCTAGTAGCTGAACTGATTGAGCCGGATCTTAGTGACAGGACACAAGTATATTCAGATACGTTACAGATGCTACACGACGTTTTGAATCAGTTTATACAATCGTTAGCAAATACAAATACAACAGTAGATAACGATTACAAAGTAGAGCTTCCAATAAGCTGTACGCCATTCACAGTAAGGTTTGACAATCATTTGACAGGATTCAGCGCAACTATAACAGTTGAGGTTTCGAATAAGAATGACTTATGTATTAGTCCTTACTGATGGCAAAGAAGGTTACAATTAAAGTAGGTAACACAGACTATCCTGCACCGGCGACACAAAAGGCATTGTTGCAACTTGGTAAGCAATGGCGCAAGAATGCTCGTATAAGTTTACGCAAACAAGGCAAAGTAAACACCGGAAAGCTATATAATAGTATGAAGCCAAAACTTGGGCAAAATCAATATAGTATGTATGTAACGCTTACGCCGAAAGTACCATATTGGCGTTTTGTAGATTTAGGTGTAAGAGGTTATACGTCAGACAAGTTCGGCTCACAACAACGCAAATCGCCATTCAGGTTTGGTTCAGGCAAAGGTCAGAAAGGTGGTCTAACAAAAGCAATTAGAGCGTGGGTAGAGCGCAAGCGTTTTCAGTTTCAGAATGAAGCAGGCAGGTTTATGTCATACGAACAAACAGCGTTTGCCGTAACACGATCTATATGGAACAGAGGACTAAAGCCAACCTTGTTCATAACAAAGACAGGAGCAAAGCTAGAAAAGAAAGCAAGAAGAATACTAGGAGATTCTTACACAGAAGATCTAGCAGGAGCAATAGCACAATCACTAAAGGGTAACAATAGAAAAGTAATAGAGAAATGAGTATGACAGTAGATCAGCGTCCGAATAACGCTAACATACACGGCGCATTTGAACAGCTTATATTTAGCATATCGTCAACAGAACAACAAAGTACGTCACCGGCGTACTATCGTTTTAGGTATATATGTGATATGTATGTAGGAGGTAACTTAAAAGCAAGAGTCAAAGTGTACCCTAACGCAAACGGGCAAGGCATATTCAGGGTAGATAGGTTAATACAAGACTTTATGAGTTGCACAAAAGCAGATCAGAACGTAACAGCTGACGACTTCTATACAAGAACGATACACAATTTAGGTTCGAATAGTTTAAGCAAGATATTTAGTCATAACAACGGCGAGAACTACAGGAAAGTAGAGTTCAAGTTTGGGCAAGAGTATTCATCTAGTACGACAACAGATCCGACAATATACGCTGACCAAATAACAGGCGAGTACGTTAGTGTCATTATGAGCGCAGGTTGGAGCAGAACATTAGCCACACAACAAACGTGGGACACAGGTATTGCATATTGGAATATTAATGAAAGTTGGATTGACACTAGATATGTTTTAACAGATTACGGAAACGCTTTTTTAACAGATCGTTTTACAGCTGAGTCAGGCACTACGCAAACGCTAGGACTAGCAAAGCGTGAATTAATTAAAGTACAGAATAATGGCTACTACACATTAGGGTTTATAGCAGAAGGTGCTGCACCTGGTGGTTCTACTATACAGAGTATGTACGTTTGCGCTTATAATTCTTCTAATTCTCTTTTAGCTTCGCATCACTTTATTTTAGGCACAGATGGTGGTACTGCTGTTGCAAGTGTCAATGAAGATAACGAACGTTTACAATACTTCGGTTGTGGTCCTGAACAAATGAGTAAACAGACTATTGACACAGGACTTAAAAATGCATTTACTGCAGGTACAGTTGCGTACTACGAAATTATGGCATTGAATGACACTTCATCTACGCCAACAGCTTCTTCAGACGCTTCTTTAGTTTCATTACTATATAGATTCGAGATACAAGACTGCACAAGCATATACCAAGACGGCAATCAGCCTGTTACAATAGCTTGGCAAAATTCACTTGGTTGTTGGGATTATCAAGACTTTATACTACGCAAAAACGACTCTATGAGCGTAAAGCGTAAGACATTCAGGCAAGTGCAAGGTAATTGGGACACAGCATTCGCAAATCAGTTTTGGAATTTCAGAGGTGATGAAGGAGGTGAGCGTGTTATTAAAACAGACGCAACAAAACAAATGACTTTAACAACAGATCTTTTAGGCAAGAATGACGTTGATATAATAGAGTCTATAATGCTGTCACCACAAGTATATCTTTTAGCTAATTCAGGTGGTATAGGTGTTACGCCTATTATTGTGACTGATACAAATTTTGTAAGAAAGAGTAGCTTAAACGAGCGTAGTCCATTCTTGTATCAATTGAAATTTAAGTACGCTCACAACAGACCTGTAACAAAGGCAGGCACATTCACATACAGCTAATGATTGAACTTATTGCATACGGACAGACAGTTGCTATAAACGGCACTATTGGTAAACAGCACACACTTGACGTTAGCAATCCTGGTGCGCTAAGTTTAACGTACCAAGTAGGTAGCGTAGGTGAGGTATTAGGAAGGCATAGTCCGTTTTCACAAACGTTTAGACTACCTTTCTCTAAGCGTAACAACAACTTCTTTTCGCACTATTATAACGTCAATGTAGAGATACCTACTACAGCTACAACGACAAATCAATTTGACATACATTTCAAGTGTGACGCTGAGATTAGAGTTGATGGTGTGCCTGTTGTAACAGGATCGTTACAGCTAAAACAAATACACTTAACAGCACACGAATACGAAGTTGCAGTATTCGGTGAAGAAGCTAACCTATTTCAGAAGATAAAAGACCTGAAACTGATTGACTTGTTTTTTAATGATGCAGGAGTGCAAGACGTATCGTATGACGTATTATTTAACGATGCTAATATAATTAATTCATTTAACCTTTCTAATGACGTAACAGAGGGTAATGTTGGCGCAGGGAAGATTATCTTTCCTTTAATTGATTACGGACTTGTTGGTGGAACATTCAGTCAATTCACTTGGGAAAATATAGGACCAGAAAGCGGTATAGCTGCACCTTATTCTGACAACAATCCTGCTGGACTTAAACCACAACACTTAAAACCGGCAATTCAGGTAAATGAGTTGTTGAGTAAGCTAGTAGAACAAGCAGGTTATGAATTAGCAAGTAACAGCTTTCTTACAAGTGACGCTTGGACAAAGCTGTATATGACGCTAGGTGGCGACAGAGAGAGCGCAGCGACAAGAGGAATATTAGGTTTGAAAGTAGGTTGCACAGCTGCTGTACCAATATCGGTTGCAGCAGGTAGCACACCATTCGGTATTCAGTTTCAAACTGTGCCGTTTAATGACGTTTCTAGTGCAGGCTTCTACGATCCTGGACTACATTGGAATCCTTACTCACATTACTTCCTCGCACCTGTTGACGGCGTATATTTTGGACACTTTGTTGTGACGTTTGATACTACAACGTTAGTCGATCAATTCGGCTCTTATGCTATACTGCATATGGGAGGTGCAGCAGATGAGTGGGGTGCCTATACGACATTAGCACCAGGTAACGGAACAACAGCTGTTTTGACAACAGTACAGATGGATTGGACAGCAAACCTTAATGCCGGTGAAGAAATATATTTTGAAGTTGGTATATACGACTCAGGTGGCTCAAGTGGTTCGACTAATGTAGTACAAGACGGCACATACGTACAAGTTATAGCAAGTGATTTGATAGGCGGCTATGCAGATATTGCACACAATATGCCTGACATAACTCAAACGGCATTCTTAAAGGATTTAGTTGAGCGTTACAACTTATGTATAGTAGCAGACCAAGAAGATCCAAAGAAGTTAAACATACAGCCGTTTCAGGATTACATAGATGCAGGTGAGCATAAAGATTGGACTCATAAGCTAGACCTTAGCAAACCTATTAGTCTAACTACAACAGACAAAATACGTAAGAAAAAAATACACTTCACAGACGCAGAAGATTCTACATTCTCAAATGCGATACACGTTGCTAATAACGGATTTGTCAAAGGAGAATTTAAGCAAGACATACAAGGTGACTTCGTGCAAGGTGAGCTAAAAAACAATTCGATCTTTGCGCCATTTGAAGTTGATATTGTAGAGCAATTTCCAGGCTCAGGACAACAAACGGCTGTGCCTGACCTATTAGTGCATAGAGGTTATGGTGAGGACATTAGTGGTCCTATCTCTGACGCTAAACCAAAACTATTCTATCACAACGGCACACAAAGTGTAGGTGGTAACAATTCTATTTTTGTAGGAGAAACAGAGTCTAGCGTATATCCTCTTTGCCTTCCTTACTTAGCAGCAGGTGGTGGCAGTACAGTTATGAGTGCATCAACGCACTTGTTACAATGGGAGTTCTCACCTATCAATGCGTTTGGTAGTAACATAGTCGGTAACGTGCCTAGTGCATATACTTTCTTTGCTCTTTATTGGCAAAAGTTTTTGCTGTCTATATATGACAAACAAGCACGA